TGTCATTTCTCCTACGTAAGCTCCTCCAATGTTGAAACTAAAGAACTCCATAGCATCTTCCATTGTCATGTCATCTCTAATCATAAGTATCTCTAAGATTCCTTCAATAGAATAAACATATCTTCCATCGTTGTACTCTTGACCTATGATAGCTTCATCAAATCCATCTGCTTTTATCTGCTCTTTTTCTATAGGTGCTATCATTTATTATAACTCCTATCATCTAGTTCACTAGGTAAACTACCTTTTGTTATTTGATCTTCGGTCCACAGGAACGCACTGGCATTCCACAGTATAGCACCTGCGTGATCTTCTGATTCATCTCCTTCACTAAGTGCTAACAAATGTCTACTCATGCTATCTATTAATCTACTGAGTGGGAATCCGTTGTGCCAGTTGTTATCTCCGTAGAGTTTTCCTCCTTCTTCAAATCGTTTGGCAAGGGAGCGAAGGGCGATTGGAGGAATAAGGCTGAATCGTCCTCGTCCAGTAGCCCTGTCACGCTTCGCACCAGAGGCATAATGTTCTTTCTCTCCTGAGTTTGGTAGTTCTTCGGTGTCCATAATTTTGTTATCTGTTTTTGTTTTTTATTGTATTCTTGTTTTCTTAATAGTCTAGCCATCCAAGCATTCATTAAGGCATCTTGTTCATCTTGTCCTTTCTTCTCGTACATTGCGACAACAGATTCCCAAGTGTATCCGTGTTCGTCTAACCACTTCTTAGCAGTCACAGCTCCTACTCCTTTTGCACCACTGAATCCATCTGTTGAATCTCCCATCAGTGATTGTAGTAGGTGGAAGTTATCTGCTTCTTCTTCAGTAGGTTCGTGGTATTCTTCTCTGTTATAATCATAGAAGATTCCTGGTACACTCTTGAAGTCCTTGTCTATTGATACAATGATTCTCTTGTCTAACCTGTTCGGTCTTTCAGTAGCTAAGATACTTAACACATCATCTGCTTCTACATTAGCCCACAGTTGTGCGTCTAGTTCCTCTATCATCCACTGCTTCATAGGCTTTAAGATGATAGGTAGTACTGACTTCCTTCTGTTAGATTTATAATCAGGGAATAGTTTCCTTCGGAAGTTTGCTCGGTCACTAAGTGCTAACACTACTTCATCTGCTTTGAGTAGGTCTTTGAATTGTTCTATCCTTCCTAGTACTCTTTGCTTTGCTACTGCCATGTCTGCGTGTACAGTCCAAAGCTCCTCTTCCCATTGTATATTTTCTTGTGCTATGATTGACGATTCAAATGCTAACACATCAGCGTCAATTAGTATGGTTGTTTTACTCATAGAATATGCTCCAGTTCTCTTGGTATTTTTTATATCTTGATTTACTTTGCGGTAGTACGCTCAACTTTATAGATAAAGCTTTTATTTTTTTTCTTGGTATCATCCACCAAGTGTCTTCAGGTATAACGTAGCATCCTACTACATCTATAGTATCACACATGGAAGCCTTGTGAGCTAATCCTGTACTTGTGCTCACTGTATAACTATTAGTCGATGACTTATGTGTTGTTGATTTAATCTGTACCTTTAATATACCAGCAGGGCAAGTGACAATGAAGTCCCAAGGCATAGGTGTGGTAGGTACGTGAGGTTCAAAGTCTCTCTCTAGACATTCTGTTATAAACCTTGATTCTGATATTGCTCCTATCCTCTGCGAGTTTGATGAAGGCATTTCATTGTTGTTGTGTTGATTCTTCCAGTCCCAAGAGACATCTAAATCAGTTGTATCATACAAGTTTGCAAGGGACAAGTAGTAATCGTATTCAAGTTCTAGTGTGTCTGTGACCATGACTCTCCTATCTTGTACTCACCATCCATCGGACAGTTTAACTTTAACTCTTTACCTGCTGCCTTGATTGCTTGTACTGCTAACTGTCCGTATGTCTCAGCTTTCTCAGGTAGTACTTCAGCTTGGAACTCATCGTGTATGTTACCTACGAATGTATAGTCCCTGCCGTGTTGCCATTCAAGACTCTGTAGTTTGCTGTACAACTTTATCAAAGCTACCTTCATAACTACAGCACCTGCTGATTGAAGTAACATATTAAGTGCAGAGTGTGGACTTCTAATAGGAAGTATCCTTCCATCTATACCCACCAGTCTTTTACTTCGTGTTACTTTTTGTTCGATACCTTTCTTCAATATCTTTAAAGCAGGTAAGTTAGAAAGGAACTTCATCTTTAATATCTTTCCTTCCTTTAGACTACCACCTACTATCTCTCCAATCTTTCCATCTCCTGCTCCGTAAAGGAATCCATAGATGAATGTCTTAGCTTGATCCCTAGTCTTTAACCCTGCTGCTTTCTGATTCACAGTGTGGATGTCTCCTTCTAGTATATTCCTAGCGTACTCTCCACCATCCCAGTTAGCTAAGTAGTGAGCAAGCATACGAAGTTCTAACCCACTAGCGTCACAACCTACTAATTTATATCCACTCTTAGCGATGAATAAACTACGGCACTCTTCACCATAAGGAACTCTACCAGCAGGTACTTGAGCTAGGTTAGGTGAGGAGTGAGTACATCTACCTGTGACTGCACCGTTTGTATTGACTCGTCCGTGTATCCTGCCATTCTTAACTAGCTTAAGCCATCCATTCTTGCCGTCAGCTAATTGTCCTAGTCGTTTGACTACTAATAGATACTCTAATAAAAGCTCGGCAGCTGGATGGCTTATTTTTTTAAGAGTAGCTTCGTCTACCTTTACAGTCTCTCCGTCATTACTAACTGGAAGTTCAATCCCTAGTTCCTTAAATCTTTCTTTGATCTGTAAGCGACTGCCAGGATTAAACGGTGTTACTTTTTCTTGTGTCCCGATAGACTCAGCATCTTTAACTAGGTTCTGTACCATGCCTCTTTTCTTAAGTATATCTTTTAACTTAGCTTTGGTAGGTGCATTGATTATCTCTACTCCATCCATGTGTTCAATCTTTAAGGACCATCCAGCAGAGGACTTCATCTGTTCAACTTTAGGTTCAAACATTTTTTGCAGTTCATCCTTCAAGCGAGCAGATACAGTGTTAAGTTTTTGTTCTAACTGTTCTGCTTTATCCACATCAAACTCAAACCCTTTGCTTTCCTGTAGTCTAATGATGTAAGCGAACCAATGTTCTACTGCTAACATCTTCTTACTAGGGTTCTGATTTATTAGGTACTCATACAATGTCTTTGTTACTATGACATCTCGTTCACAGTACTTCTTCATGTCTTCATTGTAACTGTCCCAAGCACCTTCTTCTTCTCCGTAAGATAGCTTTAATATCTCACCCATCCTGAGACCCCAGGCTTTTAAGCTGTGACTACCAATCATTTTAGTGTCAAAATTTTTCCTACTAAAATCATCTTCCTTTAAGTCTGGATTCAAACACCTACTCATAACGAGGGTGTCTTGCACTTTGACTAAAGGAGGATAGAAGTTATACAGTTTAGATAGGGCAGGTAGGTCAAAGCCTATGATGTTATGACCGATGATCTTGTCTGCTTTGCTTAACATATCTAGTCCTGCTCTCATGCCGTCACCCTCAAAGGTAATCATCTTACCTCCTATTGGATCATACACACTCATGCAATGACAGACTTTTAAATCATTTAGATTAGTGAAGTCTTCAATGCCGTTGGTTTCTATATCGAAGAATAGTATTTTCATATTTTTAAAACGGTGCTTTACCGTTATTGTTGGTTATTGTTTTGTCTTTGAATACCTCTTCATCTTCGGTGTAACGAGCACTGTCTGCATTGTAATACAATGTAGTTGCCAATCCTGTCTCACCACTGAATCTATTTTTAAGTACTCTTACTTTTGTTTCGTTGCTGTCTTCTTTCTGTTGGTTTCTTTCTAGTCCTATCACCATGTCACTTAGTTGTGAGATTGAATGACTACCTCTCAAGTCACTTAACCTAGTAACTCCTCCCTCTTCATGTCCTCCTCCGTTAGGTGGTCTTCTAAGGTGAGATACTAACACCATTCCACATCCAGTCTCTTCCACTAAGCTTCGTAGTTGTGTCATTGTGTTATCAATTAACCTTCGTTCATCATCTCCTTGGATACCACTAACTACAATAGATAGATGGTCAAGGAATATCCACTTACATCCTAGCCCTTTGCACAGGTAGCGTATCTTTGATAATAGATTATCACTTTCTGTACTTCCGAAGTGGTCATAGGTATAGAAGTTTCCGTTACCTACAGTCTCATCGAATGCTTTTCGTAACTCCTTCTCAGTCAAGGTGTTCTCCATGTGAAGAGGTTTCTTAATGTGGATACCCATGATACCTAACGCTGTCCTTCTAACACTCTCTTCAAGTGCGATGTAACCTACCGTCTCTCCAAGTCCAAGAAGGTGGTGACAGACTTCGCGACAGAACAAGGACTTACCTATCCCTGACCCAGCACAAAGTGTTACCAGTTCTCCTCTTCTAATACCGTGTGTCATTTCATTTAACGAGAGGTAAGGATAAGGTTGGCACTCTGAAGTGTCTTCCTTTATGACTGCTTGCCATATCTCTTCTCCTCCTACTATCCCATCAGGTCTGTACTCTCTCGCTTGCCACAAGCAATTAACTAACTCTTCGCTACGCTTGGCTACGATCATATCACTAGCATCTTTTAACGGTAGCTCTGCGATGGATGCCTTGCCTGGAGTTAGAAGACCAGCACATTCTGTTGCTCCCCTTCTTCCTGGGTCATCATTATCAAAGCAGAAGATTACTTTTTGAAAGGACTCCAACCAATCGATTGATTGACTAACGTACTTCTTTGCTGCTCCTGCTCCATTCGGTACAGATACTACTGCCCACTTGTTTCCGAATGCTTGTGAAATACTTAACGCATCCACCTCACCCTCACACACCACTACTCTTCTTCCTCCATCCTTCCAAAGGTGCTGACCATATAAGCCAAGCAACTCTCCTCGAATGTGGAATTGTTTATTCGCAGTGCGTATCTTTTGTCCTACTAATGTGCCATCTCTACTTCTATAGTTCGCTATCTGGACAGGTTCTTTATTGAAGTATCCAATTTGATACCCCCACTTCTGACAGGTCTCACTTGTTAAGTTCCTTCTTGTTATATCTGTGTACTTACCAGTAAGAAATGATGTTTCACTGTTGTTACTACTCACCTTTACAGTTCCTCCTTTAGGTCTACTGTATGTAGCACAGCTGAAACACATTGTGCTTCCGTCTGCGTTGACTCCGACAGCGTCACTCGACCCACACTTTGTACATTGCTGATGCGTGTTAGTGAAAGCCATGACTTTGGTACTTGTTTATGTGCATATAATATTCCTTTCTTTTCACACCACATTGCATAAGTAGTCTTACTACCTTTGCGTATTTTATTGTAGGCGTTTTGAAATAACAACCTGATGTCTAGCTCAGGATGTTGTTCTTTGATTAGTAAATGCTTAGACCTATCCTCCGTGACCCACCTTCCCTTGGTCTCTACTATGATTCCGTTGGGAAGAATGAAGTCAGGAGTGTAGGTACTAAGTCTCTTATACTCAATGACTAACGTCTCGTACTTGTAATCTATTCCGTGACGCTTTAACTGAGCAGCTATTCTCTCTTCAAACCCACTCCTAAAAGTCGGCAGTGAGGGTGTCTTCTTCTTCTTCGGCATCAAGTGCTTGGTCCAGGGTTTCACCTCCGTTAACATATCCACCTTCAACAGCAGTGAACCCAAATGAATCAGCTGCTTGTTCTGTGAACTCACCCTCTGACAATTCAATTACTTGAACAGCTAATAAATCTAACGATAATCCTACTCCTAACAAGGAAGTGTACCAAGTCTTA